TGATGCTTGAATCAATTGCGGTCTTATTGTAAAAGTAGGTGTTGATGCTGGAATCAATCGCGGTCTTATTGTAGAAGTAGGTGTTGATGCTTGAATCAATTGCGGTCTTATTGTAGAAGTTGTCATTGAGACTTGAATCAATCGCGGTCTTTGCGTAATATGATGTTAGGCTATCATTCACATAGGTAAATGGAGCAAAAGACAGGTCAATAATATTTATCTGACCAAGCATTGACGAATGATATTCGCATACATAATATAATGTATTTGGACTAGTATTATCTACTACCCAAGTAATATTCCCACTATCCGTTCCATTATTTGTTATTCCAGTGTTGTAAACATTTGAGCTATTATATCCACCATCGGCTGTTTGAATCCAAAATGGATGTCCAGAAGCATTGATTGAAAATACATATGTTAGTCCTCGTATTAATGTGAGAGCTGGATTACTATTACTATTTATTAAATACGCACTAGCCCCACTATTTGTTACTTGATAATTGATTCCACGTGAATAGTTTAATAATACATTATTGATGCTGGAATCTGTATCCGCTTTCAAATAATAGGTATTCAGTGCTGATGACAAGGCATACGAACCAAGGACCGTGTTAATACTGGAATCCGTATCCGTCTTGGTATAATAAGAACCAAGGATAGAATTGATACTGGCATCGCTATTGGCGACATAACTTGAGAAGTTGTCCCGAATGATATTAATGCTGGAATCCTGAGTTGTATTGTATGTAATCAACTGGTTGATACTTGGATCTTGTATTGATCCTGTATTTGCGATTTGTTGAATACTTTGACGAATCGCATTCAAACTGGAATCATTTGCCGTTACATAATTGGAAAAGTTGGTCCGAATAGTATTCACGCTGGAATCTGTGTTTACCAGATTGGTTCGGATAGCATTCACACTGGAATCATTGGTTCCAACATAATTGGAAAAGTTGGTCCGAATAGTATTCACGCTGGAATCTGTGTTTACCAGATTGGTTCGGATAGCATTCACGCTGGAATCATTGGTTCCAACATAATTGGAAAAGTTGGTTCGGATAGCATTCACGCTGGAATCATTGGTTCCAACATAATTGGAAAAGTTGGTCCGGATAGCATTCACGCTGGAATCATTGGTTCCAACATAATTGGAAAAGTTGATCCGGATAGTATTCACACTGGAATCTGTGTTTACCAGATTGGTCCGAATGGCATTCACGCTGGAATCATTAGTTCCAACATAATTGGAAAAGTTGGTCCGAATGGCATTCACGCTGGAATCATTGGTTCCAACATAATTGGAAAAGTTGGTCCGAATGGCATTCACGCTGGAATCATTGGTTCCAACATAATTGGAAAAGTTGGTCCGAATCGCATTCACACTGGAATCCGTGTTTACCACGTTGGTCCGGATAGTATTCACACTGGAATCATTTGTCGTTGTATAATTGGAAAAGTTGGTCCGAATAGTATTCACGCTGGAATCCGTGTTTACCATATTGGTCCGGATCGCATTCACGCTGGAATCCGTAGCCGTTATTCTGTTTCTGACCACATTCACACTGGAATCGGTAGAATTAAGCCTATCATATACAATTAAACCAAAATTGGGTTCATTCTGTAAAGCAGCCGCAATTTCCGCCAAGGTATCTAGGGTAGATGGAGCAACACCTGTCAACGAGGTAAATCTCCCATCTACATAATTAACAGAAGCATAAGAACCAAGAATAGAATTGATACTGGAATCTATTGTGCTCTTGATATAATAATCGTTCAACGAGGAGGACAATGCATATGAACCAAGAATAGAATCCACCGACGTCTTATTGTAATAATTCGCGTTCAAACTGCTGTCAAAACTGGTTCTCAGTGTGTACCGACTCAGCGACACATCCGCCGTCGTCTTATTGTAATAATTGGCGTTCAAACTGCTGTCAAAACTGGTTCTCAGTGTGTACCGACTCAGCGACACATCCGCCGTCGCCCGACTGTAATAATTCGCATTCATGCTGCTGTCAAAGTCCGCCTTTACCAACATTGTACTAATCGTCGCGTCCTGGACACCGTTATACGAAATCAACTGATTAATACTCGGGTCTTGGGACACGCCCAACACTTGGAGTTGTGTGCGAATGGTGTTGATGCTGGCGTCACTGGACGCGATTTTGCTGTACACGGCCAACCCAAAACTGGCATCGCCCTGGGTCGCCTGGGCAATCTCGGCGATGGTATTCAGTGTTGTAGGGGAAACATTTGTGAAGTTGGTGATTTGCGTATCTACATATCCAACGGTGGCATAACTTCCGAGGGCTGTGCTAATCGCGGTATCCGTGGCGGTCTTCGTATAATAGGACGACGTCAAGGTTGTGGTTTTTGTATATGAACCGAGAACCGCGTTGATACTGGAATCGGCGGCGGTCTTGGTATAATAGGACGTCAATGATGAGTTGCGCGCATAGGAACCGAGGACCGAATTGATACTGGAATCCGACCCCTCTTTGGTATAGTAGGAATCCAACAAAGCCGTTGGCGCATATGACCCGAGAGCCGTGTTGATGTTGGAATCGGCAACCGATTTTGTATAATAGGAATCCAACGAAGAGGCAAGCGCGTAAGAGCCCAAGACCGCGTTGATGCTGGAATCGGCGCCCGACTTCGTATAATAGGAGTTCAATGAAGAGGCCAGAGCATAAGAGCCCAAGACCGCATTGATGCTGGAATCGGCGACCGACTTCGCATAATAAGAACCAAGGACTGCGTTGATACTGGAATCCGCGGCCGTCTTGGTGTAATATCTGGATACAAGCGTATTGACACTGGAATCGGCGGCGACCTTGGTGTAATAGAGGGACAAACTGGCATCAATCGCGGATTTCGTGGACAGAGTACTGATTGTGGCGTCTTGCGCCAAATTGTACGAAACCAGCTCGTTGATACTGGGGTCTCGGGTCGCCGTCAAGGCGCGAATGCTGTTGATGCTGGCGTCAGCTGACGCGAGTCTTCCATAAACGACGAGACCAAAACTGGCGTCGCCCTGTGTCGCCGCGGCAATCTCCGACAATGTAGTCAGTGTCGCTGGACTCACATTGGTTATGGCGGTGATTGAGTCATTCACATAAGTGATGGTAGAATAACTGGCGAGAACGGAATTCACGCTGGAATCGGCGGCGGTCTTAGTATAATAAGAGTTCAGCGCCGTTGTTTTTGCGTACCCGGCCAGAACCGAATTCACGCTGGAATCGGCGGCGGTCTTGGTATAGTAAGACCCCAATACAGTTCCGGCATTCGTGTCGGACTCGGTCTTGGTATAGTAAGAGCCAAGAACAGTGTTAATGCTGGAATCAATTGCCCCGCGATTATAATAATTCGTATCAATCGCGGCTTTTCCGTAAAAGCTCGCGTTCAAGCTGGCATCAATGGCCCCTTTTCCGTAAAAGCTGGCATTAATGCTGGCATCAATGGTCCCTTTTCCATAAAAGCTGGCATTCATGCTGGCATCCACGGTTCTCTTATTGTAAAAATTAGTGTTCAAGCTGGCATCCACGGTCGCCTTGTTATAAAAGGTGGCATCCACGGTCGCCTTGTTATAAAATCCCGTATTCATACTGGCATCCACGGCACGCTTGTTGTAAAAGTTCGTGTTCAAGCTGGCGTCAATCGCCGACTTGTTATAGAAGTTGGTGCTCAAATTGGCATCAACCGCCGTTTTTCCATAAAACCCGTCATTCAAACTCGCGTCAATGGCCGTTTTGCTGTAATAATTGTTGCTCAAAGTGGAGTCAATGGCCCCCTTTGTGTAAAACCCGTCGCTCAACGTGGCATCAATGGTCGCCTGATTGTAAAAGTTGGCATTGATATAGGCCTTGTTATAGAAGCCGCCATTCAAACTAGAGTCAATAGCGGTCTTGGTATAATATGAGCTGGCGGTAGCATATACGGAGCTGAGCAAGGTTCCGTTCTGATAAATAGAGGAGGCGTTGAGTGAACCGCTCACATCCACGCGATAGGCCGCCACCGATTTTCCAAAAGCAGAGTTCCCAGTAACGATTAGGTCGGGCATCGTAATGGTCCCCGAAAATACGGCGCCGGTTGTATCCAGGACACCGGGTGGACCTTGAGTGCCTGTTGCGCCCGCGGCGCCTCTTGCGCCAGTGGCGCCTTGGATGCCTTGGGTGCCTTGGATACCTTGGATACCTTGGACGCCTTGGATTCCTTGGTCGCCTTTGGGGCCTCTGAATGCGCCTACACTGACCCAGCCATTTGCCAGTGTAGAATTTGGAATGGACGCAACCCACAGATTGCCGTCAATCACGTATCCATCACCGGTCTCATTTGTTTCACCGCCCGTGGCGTTTGGCAATAAATTGGTATTCAACCGATTGCCTTTGATAACAATGGTTCCTGGATCCACACCGCCAATCTTGGAACCAACTGGCATCGTGAGTGATGTACCCTCACTCTTAAGCTGAGCATCACCGAGACTAATTGTGTTGCCCGAAGTGAAGATTTCCTTCGCATAAATGCCGCCAAAATAATAGTCGGGACCACCAATATTTACTTGTATTGCCGAGCTCACTTCCGGACGACTCGCTTCCAGAATTGCGCCGGTGGGACCCAGTCTCGCCGCTCTCGCTGGATAATTTTGCTCGGGTGGAAGAATATTTCCGCGAACCGTGATTTCTTTAATATGTAGGTTTCCAAATACCTTATCACTTGTGCCAATATTGGCCGTGTTTGTAGTAGCAGGGACGACGCTTCCGGTAATATCCATGTTGTTAGTATAGGTGGTGCCAAAACGTCGCGAGCCGTCACCGAGGTTCTGGGAGCCGTTAGTAGAGGCAGGTATGATTTGTCCGGTGACGCTTCCGGCTATATCCACGTTGTTAGTATAGGTGGTGCCGAATCGGTGCGAGCCGTCACCGAGGTTCTGGGAGCCGTTTGTCGTAGGGATGATGTTGGTTGTCACAGCAGTTAAATCCACATTAGACACTGTTCCCCCTCCTCCTCCTCCACTGCCACCATAGTTACCGCTGGTTAAAAACGGAATATTCCCAGTAGTCATATTCGGTGACAATTCACGCGCCAATTGGTTGGTGTACTTGGTTTGAATGTTCTTGGTACGACTTGTAATCGTATACATAGAACGCGACATGGTGTATATATATGAAATTAGATATTTACAATTTCATATATTTGACTGGGACTTGGGTCCTGGGACCTGGGACCTGGGACCTGGGACCTGGGACCTGGGTCCCAAATTAGATTTGTCTCCTCGCCAAAACCATCAGCCCATTATTGTTGAAAAACCGGTCTTTGATAAACCACTCCGGATGGTTCGCTAAAAACTCCTGGATGCCGTACCACATCCCCTTCAAGATTTCATCGCGCGGAATCCCCGTATCCGCCGCCAACTCTGTCGCGCGTCCAAATGCCTGCTGATAATTGTATCCATGTTCGCGCACCGTCTCGCCATCCACTTCGTCTACGGTGGTGTCGTGCATAATAATGTATTTGGTCGCAATCGCCGAAAACTTCTCCAATTCACGCTTGATTTGCCCATACACGTGCCACGTATCAATAAAGACCATATCGTATTTTTCATCAGCATCGAATACGATTTCTAAATCGTTTTTCCACTCGTATTTTACATCAATGGCGAGAGGTTCCAACACATCCACGAGTTCACCAATCTGGCATTCGCGCGAATCGTTCATGAAAATCCGCTTCTTAACCCCGTTTTTGTTTTCCAGCAAACCCGCCGTAATTGCCCACGACGAAACACACCCGCGCACGCCGAGTTCAAGTGCGCTATTACACTGCTTGGCATAGCGAAACAACGTGGGCAAATGCTCGTTGATATCCGATGCCGTATTACACATTGTGCGGAACTTTTTAATAAGAACGTCCATGGTTGTTATTAAAAGAGAGGCGAATCATTTATATTGTTTTTTACATTCTCTAATATGCCGACTGTTATGATTGCGCAGATGTATTCAAGATTTCACAAATCAGGGTAAACGACCAATTGGTGCCGTTCAAATCCACCACATCGCCGCGGTCATTCATCAATTTGATGGACATCTTCTTGATATTCACCGGGCCAAAATATTTGCGATTCTGGTTTTGTAAGGTGCCGCCGAACTCCATATACGTGCTTCCAAAAGAGAGGCCCGCCAATTTTATCGGCACGAGTCCAAAGACGTCCCTCATATAAGGACCCGCCGTATAGGTGCTGGAACTCCGCCGCGCGTCCAATATTTGGTTCATTGAATAGAGCTGTTTGGCCGTCAAACTCGTGAATTGATTGTTTGTGCCGACGGTGCCGGCCACTTTTCTCCCGGTAATGGGGTCACATTGGTACGAAACGTGAGAGGCATAGGACGGCAAGGCGATGTCGTTTTCCACCGACGCAATGGTAATCAGGCCGTCGTTCACGTGGTTCTGGATAAAGTCGTCAATCACCAAGAGAAAATAATTGTATAAATTGGTGTTACACACGGAATCGCCGATGATGGCAAGGCGGCCATCGGACGCGCTTTGAGAATTGGTATAGGTCGCTTGAGCGCCTGTATTGGTTATTTCTCCCGGTTCTGGCGGACTATCCGCCGCCGTGATTCGGCCATAGATATTGCTGAAATAGTTTTGATATTGCTCGTCAAACAACGCGCCGGATATTACGCCGGAACCCAGCCCGGCAAACTCCGACAAAGCATATTCGGTGTATGTATGAAACCCGAGCGTCCACCCCAGCGTCGTGTCCCATTTCACATTCCGCACATTGGACACGCCGACGTTACAATAGACGAAACTGTATATGTCGTAGAAAACCAGGCGAAAGTCCGCGCTCGTGTATTTTTTGTTTATTCGCATTTGTAGGGTTGAAATATTGTTGCCATCCGTGCTAATAACCGAATTGCTCGTGATTGGATTGCCTCTAAACAATGTATTTATTTGGGATATTAATTCGTCGCGCGTATAGGTGGCGTTTGATGGGATTTTAAAGACGATATCGTCTCCGCCAGTTAGCGCCGGATTCACCGGGCGAAATATAATTTGGTTATTATTGTTGATAGAGGAAATCGTGATTAGATTGTTGAATATTTGAGTTGGCGCAGAAATAATTGACGATGTCGCCATAGAATATTGTGAAGGACTTACGGTTAGTCCAAAGTTGGTTGACCACGTGGACCCCTCAAAAGAAACGCTGTAATCTTGTTCTATTAATTCAACATTTACTTTCAGTGTCAGTGTAATTTGTAAACTATTATTCACGATAGAACTCCCGGCCATATATCCGGATAATGTAAAACTCTCCGTTACGTGTGAACAAAAGAAGTTGATATCACCGGTGCTTATTTCTCTCAATGTGATTACAATGTCGCCGGCGTTATAATTCCCCGAGCTATTTGTAAACCCGTTTTGGCTGTTTTTGGCTTTAAGAATGATGATATTGTTTGTGTCATCAATTATATAACTTGATTGTGCGCTGATTGTACGACTATCAGCATACGTACTGCTATATGACGGGTCAAACTCAAATATATTTCCAATGTTTAAAAAACTCTGTGTTAAATCAACAATGTGTTGTTGTTCGGTGAAAATGCGTGAAATATTGAAACTGAATGTTGGATACGAGTTTTCAAATGTGAATGCCGTTCCGTTTGAAATAATGGCGCCATCCGTAATCGGCAAATTATTGGAAAGGTCTCTAAAACTTTGTAGAGCAGTGTTGATTTGAGATTTGTAATTATTGAGTGTATATGTTCCTGGGGTCAGTGATGTTTTAAAATTATTGTACGAAATATCGTATCCAGGGCGGATGCATTTCAAAATGATGTTTGTGCTCGCCGGTATAACATAATTTGTAATACTGGTTGGCGTCTCCGAAATGATTTTGTCCAATTCAACCGCGCGGTTCGGGAACCGAAAACATGACGATGTGCCGGTCCATATTTTGGCGCTTTCACCGATGGCCGTTTCATCCGGGAAAACAATCACCACTTTGGCGCCCTCTACTTGTTGTGTTTGGGCGCGGTTCAGCTTAGCGGCCAATTCAATCCGGGTTTTCCCATTATTTATATTTGCGGGGTCGGAGACGGCCACCTTTCTAAAAAAGGAATATATGCTATCTAGCTTTACTGACGATAGCATTGCGGCATTTACCGCGGCGACGAGTGTTTCCCGAGTATAGGCCGTGGCCGGAACGGTGACCGTGATAGTTTCGTGAATTGCGCGGTCGGCATTGTTCTCGCTATAGGCGACACTACTGCTATATTGTATGATTTGGAACGCGTTGTTTACGCCCGATGACGGCGTAAAAACTGCACTCGGAACAAAATAGTTTTCCGAAGCATCCGAATAGGCAATGTAGGGCAAATAGGTATTGGTATTGTAGCCCAAGAAACTGGGTATGCTGTTACTTTTTCCGGCTCCTATAACATTTGGCGTCGTCCAGCTTGGAAAATAGAGGGCATAGTCCGTCTCGTTGAACACCTTTTTCAGGTCAAACTCAAACAAGATTTTGGAGCTCTGCGAGTTCGCCGTATTGTATGAAATGTAGGTTTGGCCAAAACTCAAATCATAGATGCTATTGTATTGCGGGTTCGTCGCGTTTTTCAGTTTCAATGTGCTGATGGATGTATTTAATGCTGTGGCAATCTGTTGTGGGGTATAGGTGCCGCTGCTGATTTGGACCTTGACGTCGTGCTGGCCGTTGTCTATGCCCCGACTGTTGCCCTTCAAATAAAAATAATTACTCCCAAAGTTGTTGTTGATGGTGTACCAGGTATAGGGAATCTGGACCGAATAGAGTTTCATTGAAATCACATTGGAGAGGGACTCCGATAAATTCAACGCGAAGTTGGTGGCGCTGGTGTTTTGCGAATCTTCGCGATACTGGCTGTCAATGGATATCATTTTGAAAATCGTCTTCTGTGATGTAGGGTTGAGTTTGAGGGGGTCTTTCACATAGTCGACCAAGCGCGTATCGGCGGTTTTTATAACACGGTCGTCTATTTTTTTCACACTGACGCTACCAGTTGCTGCCACATCCGAAGGCAACGCGTCGGATATTTGCGCGGAACCACCCGCGCGGGATTGCTGAGTATTTTCATTTTGGTCGGTGACAACCACAGTTCGGCCATTCTCTACTCTTGTGGTAAAACCTTCTTCAACGTCTTCCGCTTCTTCTGCTTCACTTTGACCATCAAAAAACCGGTCATACATTTGCTCAAAGAACCGATAGAGGCGCTTGGATTTCTCCTCGTATTTGTCCATCTGTTGTAATATTTTCATTTCCAATTCGCGGTCGCTGGGATTATTTAACCCCAGTACTTCAAAGCATTGTTCATCCGAATATTGATTGATGTCATATGACATTTATATAATATACAGAAAATCATTTATGTTTTGTTCTGTTCAATTCTTTTCTTGAACATTTTGCTGATGTAGTCGGTTAAATCCAGTTTCTCGCGGAACTTCTCCAACAAATCCACGGGGAAACGCGTGATTCCTTGGCACCGCTTTTGGTGTCGGCAGCCCTTGAAACAGAGGATATCAAAGACTTCCATAAACTCGTCTTCGTCTTCGTCCATATCTTCGCGGTCAATATGTAGCTTTCCGACATACGAATACATATTGTAGGCGTCGTTCTCATAGACGCCGTGCCGCTTTGGAAACGCCTGGTTACGAACCATCCCAATCCCATCTACGCGATTTGTCTCGTTGTTCATTTCAAGCACGAACAAGATTGCGTCGCGGCTCACGTGGCTGGTTATTTCGCGCGGGACCCCGTAAATGCTTTTAATCGCTTTGGTGGTCTGGCAATAGGCCTTCATCTCGGCGTAGGTCCGGTCGTTGAATCGCGATGTCATGATGTATTGGCGCTGAGGAATCTTGTTGAGTTTGTGAATCGTGTTGATGCGTTTTTGCCGGACGATTTTGCGCCGGATTTTTTCTTCTAATTCGGCGACAAATGCGGATTCCATTTTTGGTGTTTGATGTTTGTTTGTAAATAACAAACAAAATAAAATCAATTTTACGGTGCTAATATATATGCAGACCGCACCCGAGATTGTGATAGAGGATGTACCGATAGATGTAGAGGAAGGCACCAATTATGGCAGCAGCAGTGACAGCGGGAGCGACTGCGAACAAACGATGTCGCAAACTGACTTGCTCAATGAGCTGGACGTCGTCGTCGTGTACCTCAATTCAAAGTCTCAGCTATTCCAGTATTCGGCAGTTCGTGTCCAAAACTACCGATGTTTATTATATGTTGCGTCGTTTCTCCTCTCGGGGTCAATGACCGTTTTGCCGATTATGGTATCACATGGCGGCGAATGGCTGCTGATTCTGATAAGTATTTTCGGATTTTTGATAAGCGGTATCACTGTCGGCACGCGATACGGCAATTTTGATATCACAATACATAAATATTGCGAGACGTCGGCATCGTATCATCGGCTGGAAAATGAGATGATGCTTTTTAAATCGGTGAACACCTATTCGTATGAAAAATACCGCGTGTTGTATGAAAAAATACGCGAAAGCGAGGTGAAAATCATAGACCTAAACAACAATGCCGAATTGTCGGCATCTATCCGGCGACGCTTCCCCGAAATTTGCTCCATTGATATTTTTTCGCAAATACACAAGATAGAGGACCAGCGCAAAAAAATGGCCAGACGACTCACGTCGGTGAGATACGAAATCCGCAAATTGGCGTTTGATATTGATAGTGCGAATATTGACCAGGAGAAGAAGTCGCGACTAAAGTTCCTCATTGATTCTAAAAAAAAAATCAAAGACGAACTTGAAAATGTGAATTATTCAAGTATGATAGAGAAAATGGAGAGCGAGCGGAGCCATTATTCGGATAATGGCTGGTTTATCCATCTGTAAGCGGTCCAGAACCACGGGTCGTCGTATACGATTTTGATGTCTTTGTTATCGTTAAATCGTTCCATAATGAGATGGGAGTTTTCATTCTCCACCCAGGTTTTAAACCGCACGAGCACGCGCTTACTAGTGTTATCGGTTTTACTCGGGTGTTCTATTATTTTGTCAATAAAACCAATCCGTAAATTAGAGAATGTTTCAAAAATCTTTTGTCGCTGGACCAATACGGATACTCTTGGAATATAGATGGTTAAGTCAGTAGGGCTATGCATAGTTTTAAGAACGGTAGTTTTAAGAACGGGGTTTGTTTTAGAACGGTAGTTTGTTTTAGAACAGTGGCTGTTATTATAATACAGTTCATTTTTTTATACCCATTTTGGATATGTTGGTTGGGTCTGTCTCCAGTAAACATTGTGTACTGTTTTTGTTGTTGTTAATTTTACTAATTGGATGCGGTTTAGAGACAAATATACATCATCTTAACCAACGAATGATGCAGTGTTGGTTAAGATGTTATACAGGCTAAGATTTCCATAAGGGAAATATTCACTGGTATAACATCATAGCCGGTATGTATACCCCGGTTTCTTTAAGTTTTTTCGCGCCTTGTTATATACGCAAAATGTCGGCGGGTGATTATATCGCATTGAAGAAATCTAAGATTCTAAAAAACTATGGCATTCCGACAGCGACGGCCAATAAATCGGCCTACGTTCATACGTCCTATGACCACTATATACACAATGTGGCATTAACAGAGGCGACGAGCGCGTGCTCGCGATTTCGCAATGGTATTGCGAAGCCGACCACAGTGAATGGCATTTTGGTGGGGCGAACGGGCACGTGCCCGGTAAATAACTATGATGGACCGGCGATTGTTCAAAAACCAAATACAGCGGCAAAGAGCATTCCGGAAATCAGTGTTCCCTCTATTCCTCCGAAAAAACAGACGAGTGTTTGTAAAGACAAATGTGTGTCGTTTATTCAAGTGGGGCGCATTTCTAATTTCAATTCGCTGTACCCGAAACAAACGCGACAATGGAATCTGAAGAAGGCGCAAATGATGGATGTTGTGGATTCTACCACTTTCGTTATGTAAGCCCCCCTATGGGGGGGCGACCCAAAGAACCCCTTCGGGCCCCTACGGGTCAAAAGCCCCCTTCGGACTCTTCGGACCCTTCGGCAAAATCATATATTTGTTTTGAACCCACCAAATATATGGACCCCACTGAGTTATGGATAAAAGAGCAAGAGAGGTTCCTCTCTGCCGACAAAAATTATCAACGCGAACCCGTAGAATATATAAACCTCTATTTTTGTTTCGTTGATTTGTCAGATTCTATTGTCAAAGTGGATGTAGAGAAATATTTATTTAGCAGTAGTGAACCAGATACGCGCATTATTGGGGAATCCATCCTCTTACAAAAGGTTGAAAAACAGCGACAATACAAGTTTCAGGAAATGATGCTTTTCCATGTGGGGCTGGAATCCACCGATATGCATAATTATGCCAGGAGCAAAACAAATGAATATAATTTTGTGGAAACGTTTCCTGTGATACGCGATGTTCATGTGCCTCCCTCTATTTTCATTTTTCATCCGGTGAATTATTTGCTGGTTTTGATGAAAGAGAGGCCTCTCATTCGGTCGGCCATCAAGGTATCCGCGGGGTCCAAGAAAAGGGTGAGGTTTTCGGAGGAAGTACATAATAAAACACGGCGTAAAGGTACGACCTAATCTGCGATTTAATCGGCGTAAAGGTACGACCTAATCTGCGATTTAATCGGTGTAAAGGTACGACCTAAAGGATAAGGAGCAAAGGAACGACTGAATCTGCGACATAAAATCTGCGATTTGATAGGCGTAAATCTGCGATTTTATAGAGGCATTCAATGATTCGGCAAATATAGCATAGAGATATTTATATTATTATTATTATAGATGAATCCTGCGCCTCTATCTCTTTACGACCCCGATGCCCCGATTTACGACCGCATCTACTACTTGAAACACTACGAAACTTATGACCCCGCTTTCCCCGTGAACCCCAAGATGGAATCCGTCATCCACGATTTGTCGTCCAATGCTTATCTAGAGACCATCGCCGACGCCATTTTACATTGTCGCGCGATTAAGGGTGGGAGAGGCCTGCGCGACCTCACCTATTCTTATTTGTGGACCCTCCAACAGAAATACCCTCTACAAGCCGTGTTTTTATTGTATCAAATGATGGAATACCGGGACAACAACCAAGTAGGGTCGTGGCGCGATGTGCGCGCCTATGCGGCGTTTGTCGCCACACATTCGCCCCGGGGTCGCGATGACCCTATCATACATCCCGTTCTCGGCCTCTATAACAATCAACTGATGAAAGACCGCGAAGGTATGAAAAAGAACGCACCAATCTCTTATGCCGCCAAATGGGTCCCCCGCGAACGCAAATACCCTTGGATGTTTGAGAAACTGCTGAATATGTGGATATTCGCCGACCCTGAGTCCAAACAGATGGCGTCATCGCGAAACCGGTGCGCTGCGCAGTATCGCAAATTGGTGAGCCGGTTCAACACGCTCTTGGACACGACGGAAATCAAGGAGTGCGCGGGCAAATGGGCAGAGATTGTGCCGGAGAACGTGCCGGTGAATCACAAGTTTGCCAGTAGCGCGGCACTGGAACGCCATGGTGTTCCGATTAGCGAACGTGGTTATTACTGCGACGTTCCCTCGTGGAAACTCGTGAAGAAAATGCTCCATATTCAAGACCCGGTGGAAATAGAGAAGATGAATGCCCAGTGGAAAAAACGTATTGCGCGCGACGGTCGCGAATATGCTTATTACGTGCCCTTGGTGGATGTGTCGCAGCCGATGTATGACAATGGCGCGCAGAGCTTGTATCGGGCGATTGGTCTGGGGTGCGAAATCGCGGCGAAGTCGCTTTTTGGACAACGCGTGATGGCATTTTCGCCGAAACCGTATTGGGTGGATTTGGACAATTGTGAGTTTGGCGAGATGGTGCGGCGGATTATTTCGGCCGTTTGGACTCCGGACAATTATATGGATGGGGCGTTTGCGGCGGTGTTGGAGGCGATTTTGTTTACAGATATGACGCCGGAAGAAGTGTCAAAGCTTAAGGTGGTGTTGATAACCAATCGAGCAGATGATGTGTCGTTGCCGGAGCATATTGTAGAGGCGTGGAGCCAGGCGGGGATACATAAGTTTGGACGACCGTTTTTGCTGAATGGGAATAATTTTGAGAAAATCAGCGTATAAGTGTCCCCTCTCTACGGGAGGGGACACGACTGTAAGAACCGAAGGTTCGACCAAAGTGTGCCCCCATTCCATACAGGAGGGGGCCCGCGACTGTAAGAACCGAAGGTTCGACCAAAGAACCGAAGGTTCGACCAAAGAACCGAAGGTTCGACCAAAGAACCGAAGGTTCGACCAAAGAACCGAAGGTTCGACCCAAGCGTCGCTTCGCTTATCCCCTCCGGGGCCTATCCAAAAAATTGCTTACTGCGAAAACGGCACGTTTTCGTGGTAAGGTGTTTATTGGATATGGAATCTTACAGATTCCATATCCAAAAAATTGATTTTTTTCAAAGCTTTTTAAAAGAAAACATAAATACAAACAACAATATATTATACGTAAAAATGTCAAGCTCAAACATCTTCAGAACCAACACCAACGACCGAAACCGATTTCGTGATGGTGATAGAAACAATAGTGATAGAAGCTATAATGATAGAGGCAATGATAGAGGCAACGATAGAGGCAACGATAGAGGATTTGGAACCAACAATCGCCCTCTTTATTCCCAGCAGCGAAACCAATTCAGCGGAACACGCATCCAGCAACAAGTCGCAGCGCCCCTTCCGCAACTCCCCGTACCACCCATTGAAGAGTTTCCCGCTCTCTTATGTTATCCCAAGACGGCAAAAATAGCTGCCACCGCCACCACCATACAATACTCACAAGTTGCCAAAGATGTCCCCGTCGTCGCGGTTCAAGCGCCGAAAAATAAGAAATCAAAACTGCGAATCATTGAACCACCAATTGTTGAGACGGTTGTCTATGAGGAACGAATCAACCGCATATATATGACCTTGGATGAATGCCGGAAACTCAAAGAAGAGGGCGAAGATGTTGATTTGGACAATGTCTCCATTTGCTCGGAATACTCAAACCATGTGGATGATGATGACAGCGAGGATGAGGTCTAAGCGACTCCCTTTTGGGGAAGCGACTGTAAGCAACCCCCCTAAGGGGAAGCAACTCCCTAAGCGACCCCCTAAGGGAGAAGCGTCCCCTAAGGGACAAGGGTCTAACTGACGTTATACGAGTACTGACGTTATACGAGTACTGACGTTATACGAGTACTGACGTTATACGAGTACTGACGTTATACGAGTACTGACGTTATACGAGTACTGACGTTATAC